GAATGTAAGTTAATCAGAGTTGTCCTTTCGTGACCTCCATAAAACTTGCTATAATGTGCACCTGATTGGCAGCATTGGCTTGAACTTTAAGAACATCACTTTCTTGCAGAACTAAAGGTTGAGTCAATAATTCTGTTGTTGTGTTTGTAGCAACACTCTTTGCTTTGAATACTTCAAAGGTTGCAGCTCCTCTGACAACTTCAACATCAACTAAAGTTGTTGAACCAGAGTCATTACAAATTAAAAGAGATTTTACTACATCCGTAGTAGGCATTACTGGTGGCGTTGCACCAGGATTAGCCGTAGGAACTGTTATAATGGTTGTTAAATCTGTTGTGGTGATATCCACCATTGCGCTTTTAAATACATTAGCCAAGGAAAAAAGCCTCCGACTGTGATTCTTCTTTTAAATCTTGTTGGTAGTTTGTGTTAAGTAAAAGAATAATTTGATCTAATAGTGCAACCATTTGATCAAACTGATTGGGACTATACTCTTCTGTAGCATTTGGTAATCGTGTAATTGTTATTTTAGCCATTATCTTCTTCCGTCTGGTCTAAGTTGTAATTTAGTAGATCCAAGTCTCCAAGCTGTGTCATCAACTGTGTTAGTTTCATATTTAATTTTAACCGCTCTACCTCTACCTCTTACATCAATTTTTTCCGTGGTGCTAGTAATACTCCCTGTTGTAGTTACGTTAGATGCAGATTGTGGATACTGTTCTAATGTTAAAGTAGCTGTCATTGTGTTAGCCAAATTATCAAAGTCAGGAACTAATCTACTGACTGACATAAGCTCATCACCATCAGCAATCTCAACAGATCCAGTTGTTAAAAAAGCAGATAAAGCTGTACCATCCGCTTGGTTATTACCTGATTCATGTTCGTAAAGATAAGAAGCACCTGCAGTCAAACCTAATATAGTGGATACATTTGCTGTTATGGAAGCATCATATTCTGTTGCTATAGGGTTTTCATATACATAAGCACCAAGCCATGTTGTTCTACCAAGGTTAACAGTGTACCAAGTGTTTTCTAAATAATTGTAAGCAACGCCTCTGTCTATTGCTGTAGCGTTTGCTGAAGGGTAATACCAAATAATTTCATTAAAAGCTGTATTTATACCACAGGCAATATCATTTCTATTTGTGTAACTAAGATCATCAAATACATAATCCTGTACGGAACATGGCATTTTTTTAACAACACCATCATACATGTAAAAAGAATTATCAGACATCCAGTATGCTCTACCATTTACTTCAATAGCAGCATGCTGTGCTATCAATCCACAGTTTGCACCAAGTTGTCTTAAACCAAAAGTAAAAGGTGTACCAACAAACTGAACACCATGAAGTGATGTATCTGTCCAAACAAGTATTTGACCTGATGATTTAACAGCACCTACTATTCTAGAACCATCTGATATACGCAGTGAACCAGCCTCATTTGTTGCAACTGGTGTATACTCTGTAGCATCCTCTCGATCAGAAAAACGAAATAACAAATCATCTTGTGATGCTGGTGTGCCAATAGTAGTTTCTGTACCAAAAATCATTAAATGTCTTGTGTCAGTAGAAACCAAACTAAATCTTGATGCAGTAGGAGCGTTAGACAATGCTGTTGCTCTTGCATCTATTGCACCAGAAAGATCTTTTATATAGGTGCTACTATTTAAAACCGTGGCTATTAAATCTTCTCCAAAATTATCTAATGACCAACTACGTGCAAAAACAGTTACATCTGAAGAGGTGCTTGGTTCATCCCATGCACCAGCACTCCAAGTATCTGTGCCCCATCCATAACCATAAGTTGATGCGGTTTCCCCAATATTAATTTGATAATTAGCATTACCTGATCCGCCTCCGCCAGAAGTAGAACCAGAAGCTGCGCTGGTATGTGTTACTTTGTAGGTATTTGCATCAACACGTGTTGTAACTTCAAACTCATTATTCATATCTAAACCATCTATTGCAGAGAAAGAATCAAAGGTAACAAAGTCTCCTTCGATAGCGCCGTGGTCTGCATCAGTTACTGTAACTGTTGTTGTACCGTTTGTTGTAAAAGGATTTGTTAAAGCTGCTGTTTCTCTAATAGGTGTAATGTCATAGAGAGCACTACCCGAGAATAAATATAATTTTCTATCAGTTCCTAAAGCAAGATATCTGGTTCCGTCTAGACCAATCCAGCTATGCGTATCACGGACCACGCCCACAACAGTTTTATTTGGATCTGGCAAATAAGACCAACCTTTCCATCTTTCAGGCTTTCCGTAGTGAAAACGTACAAGATTTGAGTCAACATACTTACGTTGATCTCCTGCTGAGTAAGCGGTATCTTGTTTATCAATGCCTGGTTGGAACTTTAAGTCAACTAATTTCATGTCGGAGTATACTAAATTATTTATTGTTTTGTGGCAAGAATTGAGTGGCTACGTTTCCTTTGAATGAGTAATTACCCATGTGTGTCATACCGCTAACGATATCAGCGTATATTTTACCACCTATTTTCTGCCACAAACGACAAAAAGCATAGTCTTCTGATAAGTATCTTTTGGTATCAGGCTCTATCATTGTGTCAAAAAAAGCATAATTCCAATCAGATGTGTCGTGATATCCAAAGGTTTTGTCGTGAGGATCTCCTAAGTGTTGATCAGATTTAAATCTAAGATGAGGATATGCTAATGCCATTTTTTTAAAAACATTTCTTTTAATTAACATAAATCCTGTGGCTCCATCTAATACTTCTATAAATCCTTTTTTTGCCATTACTTTCTTTGGATTTTTAACATTTAAATTATATTGTAAAGATGCTGCATGTAACTCATCTTCTTTAATGTTTGGATTTTCCTTTACTCTTCTAATTGCTTTTGTCCAATCAATTACCTTTCGTGGATATACTCCTGTCACTACATCTTCATCTAAATCTAACATACGAAAGACAGACTCAGGATTAAAAGCTAAATCAGCATCAATAAATAAAAGATGAGTATAGTCTTCATTATCCATAAATAACTGTACTAATGTATTACGAGCCCTTGTTACCAAAGACTCGTTACCAATAGTTCCAAATTGTAATTCTATTTTTTTCTGTGCAGCTAAAGCTGTAAGCTGTAAACAGCTTTTAAAATAATCTGCTGTAAGCATGTTGCCATAACAAGGTGTGCCTATAAATATTTTAGTCATAATTTTAATGCCTCATCAATTATTTTTTTAGGTTCTATTTCTACGCAATTAGGATAGGAAGAAATTAAATTAATATTTGACTCATATCCAAATCTATTGGGATCAGTTAAACCCCACAAAACAATTCCTTTTTTATTAAAATTTTTATTAGAACATATGTGTTGTAAAGCACTATCAATAGATATAAAAAAATCACAGTGTTTAGAAAGTATTATAAAATCCTCTCTTGTTTTAAATAAAAGTTCTCCTGTTTGATTGTTAAATTTTGTTTCACCTTGATATTCAGCTTGTTCGTTTGAATGACCAAATGTTATGATAATATGATTAGGAAAAGATTCTTGTATTAGTTTTATTAGTTCTTGACCATAAAGATAGTTACGACCAATATTATGTTTATTATATAATTTTTCTTGAATTGCTTGACCTCCTGTAAATTGTAAAAGAATAAATTTACCTATCGCTTGAATATGAGGCATGAGCTGTTTTTCAAGGTCTACATTTATATTAAAGTCTGGTCTTATATCATCAATTTCTACTTCATATAATTCCGCCCATTTTTTTATGACATGTATATCTCCTTTTAACCAATCACTTCTATAAGGATCTTTAAAAAAAATATTATCGTATTGATTAAAACGACTTGTAGTTTCGTTAGAAAAAACATTGTGGTTCCAGATACTAGAATAAGCAACATGTGGAGAGTGTTCAAATATCTCAGGAAAAGCAGAAGTAATTACAAGTTTTTGATTATACTTTTCTCTTATATTTTTTAGTATTGAAGTAAATTGAATATGTTTACCAACACCGCCTTCAACGTGGTGTATATTAGGTTTGAACATAATCTACCTTTAAATACTCTATTTTCTTTAACCAGCCTTTAGGTATGGCTATAGCACCACCACCTGTAATGTCTTCTTTGTCTTTACTATAGGAGCGCATAATAATTATTTTTTCTGGACCATTATGTACCATCCATCCTACTTCTTGGCACGTAGCTAAAGGTGCACTCATAACATCCTTTATATCTAGCCATCCTGTCTCTGTATCACGGGCATCGAGCCACGTAACACGGACCATAGGGACTTTATTAATATTCATTACTCCTCCCTATAAAAAATATTTAAAGTATATCTAATTGAGCTATCTCCCAAAGCTTGTAAATCACCGTGTTCTAATTGTAAGCCGTTAAAAAACAAAGCTCTATTTTCTACAAAACCCATATGAGTAGATAATTTATTATTGTATAAAAAACCTGTGCCATTATTAATTAATGGCTCACCCTTTACGTAAAACAAAAAATTAGCAACATTGTCACCATAGGTATCTTTGTGAAATAAAGGTTGACTTCCCTCTGCTACACTATTTTGAGATCTTATATTTGCACTAACTTGCATAGGAACTAAATTTCTATGAGGAAAGAAAAAATGTTTTATGTCGTCAAGAAGCCCGTTGTGTTTTTCATTAAAATCAGAATCATAATAATATCTCCAACCAAAAACTCTACCTAAAGGATCTTCAGCATTTTCATACTCTGTTATTTCCATCATTTCGTTTTGTAATAATAAAAGAGATTGTGGAGATAAAAAATCATCAACACACATAACAAACTCTGTATCTTTATTCATCTTTATAGAAGATATTTAATGTGTATCTTTTTGAACTATCCCCCAATGCTTGTAAATCGCTATGCCAAATTTTACTGCCATTAAAAAACAAAGCTCTATTTTCAATGAAACCAATGTGAGTTGCTAATTGATTATTTTTTAAAAAACCAGTTCCGTTATTTAAAAGAGGTTCTCCTTTAACATGAAGAAGAAAGTTAGCAACATTACCTTTATCATCATCAATATGAAACAAAGGTTCTTTACTATTATCTCTAATATGTGCGCTGACTGACAAGGGAATTAAATTTCTATGAGGAAAAAAATATTGTTTAATTAAGTTAAGTAAAGGATCTTCATGAAAACTTTTATTAAAAGTGTGACGAAGACCATATATTTGTCCTTCAGGGTTTTTTACTTCTTCATATTTTAAATTAACTAAAGTATCTTGAAGTGATTTGAGCGTATTATTGTCTAAAAAATTATCGACATACATAACAAATTCAGTTGCTGCTATATGTTGCATTAGTTTTCTAAAGGCTGTGGTTCGTCTTTTTTAATTAAATGTAAGTTAAAAGATACCGATCTTCTCTCTTCATTTTTTGTTCTAAATGGATATACGCCGTGTGCTAACCAGTTTGGAAACAAAAATATATCACCGACCTTTGGTGACTCTTGATGTTTATGTCCACTAAACGTGGCAGCTTGACCATTGAACCAACATATATCACCTACTGTTGGATAGTGATCTTCTTTTGCATACTCTTCTGGTAAACTTTTTGGTACTCGTAAATAACATACACCAGACAGTTGACCTTCGTGTATGTGAAAAGGGTTAAAGTCTCCCGCCCACTGACTCACGGACCACATAGATTCAATAACCATCTTACCAACAAACTCTGGTCTAATTGTTTCACTTGCTGGTGGTATAGAAATATAATTTTTAACCATCTCACCAATCAACTGCACCATCGGCAAGAACTCTTCTGTATTCATCCAGTCTTGTGGAAAACGAACTTCTTGTTTAACGTTGCCTGCTAAATTACCTGAATGATCAAACTCTTTAGATAATTTTTTATCCGTTAACATCTCTGTTGCTTTATCATCAAGCATTTTAGTAATGAAATCAGGCATTCTGCCTCTCATTATTGTAGGACCAAAAGGTCTAATAGTGTCAAACTTTAAGACTTGGTCAGTTGGTTGTTTCTTTTTAGCCATGCTTTTCCTTTCTACTTGCAAATATCTATTGTCATATAGCAATAATTTGCCTATAAATATATAATTAAATAGGCTTATTTATCCAAGGGCGGCCTCCTTGCATACGACAATCACATAAATTGCAGGTTATTAGGAGATTATGCTTAAAGGTTTACGAGGAATATTAGAAAAAGGGCTGCAGATAGCAGCACCTCTTATTGGCGGTTCCATGTTTGGAGCGCCTGGAGCAATGTTTGGCTCAGGTATCGCATCATTAATATCAGGTGATAAACCCAGAGACGCTTTAATTAAAGCAGCAGCCTCTGGCGTTCTTGGATATAAAGGTGCAGACCAGACAAGCATGATAGATAGAGCAAGAGAATCAGGTCCCGTACAAGAAACTATTAACAGAATGAATACTTATATTAATCCTGGAGATAGAGTGCCAAGGAAGCCTAACTTTTTAATTGATACCGCTAAAGATCTTGGATCAAGTTTTTTTAAAGAAAGAGGATCCAAGGAAAATCCAAAACCTTCTTTTGGTATGCAAGCAATATCAGCAGGCTTACCCGCATTCTTATCTTATTTAGCAGCAAAAGAAGATGCTAAAAAACCAGGACCAGAAGATCCAAGTAAATACATGAGCGCAGTAGATACAATGTATGGTGGACAATTTGAAAGACCACCAGAGGAAAGACGAATACAAAATTTAACTCCTACATATAAAGCTGCGGGCGGTATGATGGGACAACAACCAGTTAACGGATTAAAATCAATGGAACAACCCGTTCAATATTCAGCAATGACAGGTCAAGGTATTATGGGTATGGCAAAAGGTGGAGATGTGTTTCCAAGAAGAACAGGTCAGATAAGTGGACCTGGTACAAAGACAAGTGATTCAATACCTGCAATGTTAAGTGACGGCGAGTTTGTACAACGAACTGATGCTGTTAATGGTGCAGGCGTTATGATGGGTGCTAAAAATGCAAGTGAAGCAAGAGAAAAAGGCGCAGACTTTATGTATGCACTACAAGATAAACTTGCTAAAATGGGCCAGAGAGTAGCGTAATGGTACAAACAGCAACACAAATATCAAGAGAAGCACCTTTTTTAGAAGATTATAGAAGACGACTTTTAGATGGTGTATACGGCGGAACTGAAGTTTATACGCAAGCTGAAATAGATGATCCAGAATTTAAGGGACCTCCTGGTGCCAAAGCGGGGGATAAAAAAGATCCAGGTCTTTTAGATACACCTGTAGATCAGTTTCAACGTGGCATAGCTAGTTTTGCACCGACAGAATCAGCAGCTTTCTCTCAAGCGGCACAACAGATGGGTATTGATCCTAAAACAGGACAACAAACAGGTGTAGCCTCTTTTCAACCTTTTATTAATCAAGCACAACAAGGTCTTACGTCGGCTATGGGTACGACTGCTTTAGGCATACCTTCTTTACAAGCGGCACAACAACAGTACGATCCTACACAAGCAAATACACAAGACTTTATGAATCAGTATCAAGCTGATGTAACTAAAAAAGCTTTACAGCAAATGGATGAGCAAGCAGCAAAAGCTCAATCAAATCTTGCAAGTCAAGCACAGAAAGCAGGAGCTTTTGGTGGTGCACGGTTTGGTGTACAAGAAGCCGAATTAGCAAAAAACTTACAAGACATAAAATCAAAAAGAGTTTTTGAAGATTTATCTAAAAACTTTATGCAAGCGCAACAAGCAGCAATAGGAACAAGTGAGTCAGCAAGAGCAAGAGAACTACAAGCAGCTCCTGTTTATGGTAATCTCGGTGCAGCAGCAGCGCAACAATCATTAGGTTTTGGTAATCTTGGTGCACAACAATTTGGTTTAGGACAACAAGGTATTCAATCATTACTTGGTGCTGGTCAAGTTCAACGAACTAGAGATCAAGCATTAGCGGATGAAGACTTTAGATTTAAAACTGCACAAAGCTTAGAGCCTAGACAACGAATTCAATTTGGTTCTGATATTTTATCACAGACTCCTTCTATTCAACAGTCTATGAGTCAACAGCCAATACCATACACTAACCCATTAGCAGCAGCGGTCGGAGGAGGTCTAGCAGGTCTTGGCGGCCTAGGTGCAATGTACAGTAGTTAGGTAATATGGCAGATTCTATTTTTAATAGACCAATGTTTGCAGCAGGACAGTATGCTGA